GGTTTCCGCGCACGATTGCGAACAAAAGCCATGACCACCACCGCAAAACTCACACGCAAAAAGACTTCCAAGGCGCCTGCGCTGCTCACCATTGCCGATGTGGCGCAAAAATTGGACATGAGCTACCACGAAGCCCGCAACTTTTTGGTGCGCGTTCCCATGGCGAAAACCGGCAGCCGTGGCGCTCACCTCTACACGCTGGAGGCAGTTACCGAGGCGCGCAAATCAAGCGCAAAGGAGGCAAGCAACGAAGCACAACCTGGAACCAAAGAATGGCATGAGGTGGAGAAAATACGCCGCCAAGTTGAAAAGCTCGACGTGGAACTTGACGGTATGCGCGGCAAAATGCTGGACCGCGAAGAGGTTAAACGCGCGACGATGGCGCTTTGTATGGAGTTTGCCAAACACCTGGACGAAATGGAAAGCAAGCTGGCGCCCATGGTGGCAGGGTTGACGCCGACAGAGGCGCAACCTGTCATTGTGGCATACAATGCCAAATTGCGCGAAACACTGCGAGCGCATACAAATCCCAAAACAATGCGAGCGAATGCATAGCATCATCAGAGAATGCCTCGAAACGGCGTTTGCCGAAAAACAGACGGCAACGATTCCAGCCTGGGCTTTGGACAACATCCGCCTACGAGAATCGCCCTACGGCAACCAATTTCGAGCATCAGAAACGCCTTGGCTCATCGAGCCATTGACTGCGTTCGCAGACCCCAGCACCGAGGAAGTTGTTTTAAATTGCGCAGCGCAAACTGGCAAAACGGTATCCATGCAGGTGGCGATTGCATGGGCGCTTGCGAATCATCCAGGTCCAACGATGACGGTGATGCAAGACGAAGATGCTGCCAAGGATTTCAGCAAAGAGCGCTTGATGCCAATGCTGGAAAGTTGCGCAACACTGCGCAAACAATTCCCAACTGACAGGCACCGCAAAACAAACACAGAACTGTTTTTGACCACATGCACATTGAAGCTTGGTGCGGCAAACAACAACTTTCTGCGCAGTTGGTCAATACGTTGGTTATTCGGTGATGAGGTCAGCGCATGGCGGCCTGGCATGTTGGCTAGAGCGCGCGCCAGAACAACGCGCTACTGGAACCGCAAACATTGGCTTTCAAGCACACCCGAAGAGGAAGGCAGCGATTTTGATGGCGCATTTCAAGCAGGAACTTGCGAGCATTGGCATTTGCGTTGCATGAGTTGCAACGACCTGTTTTTGCCTGCTTTTTACGAATGCCTGCAATGGGACACAGATGACACCACAAAGCCCAACGGCGTCTGGGATTATGAGGCAGTCAGCAAAACGGTGCGCATGGTTTGCGGGAAATGCGGACACGCTCACGAAAACACCGAAGCCAACTGGCGCGCCATGAGCAAAGGCGGATATATTGCAACCAACGATAACCCAACGCCGCGCGTCCGCTCCTTCTCTTTTAACCAATTAGCCTTGCCGCCTTCTGTCATGCCTTGGGCAGACTTGGTGGTTGATTTTTTGCGCGCCAAGCAACACGCGGCTGGAGGATACATTCAACCATTGCGGGAGTTTGTCACGTTGCGCCTGGCAGAACCATGGAAAGCCACCAACCATGTGGACATCGAAAAAGTTGTTGTGAAAGACTACGAGCCAGGCGCTGAATGGGAAGAAGAAGCCACACGATTTTTAACTGTCGATGTGCAAGCCTACCTTGAGGAGTTTTGGGCAGTTGCGCGCTCCTGGAGCAAAACAGGCGCCAGCAGATTGCTTTCATTTCGCCGCCTGACATCGTTTGAAGAAATCGAGGCAATGCGCAAAGAATACAATATTGCACCACAACGCACATTTTTGGATGTTGGTTATCAACGCGCCAGGGTTTTGGCAGAGTGCGGCAGGTTTGGCTGGATGGGGATGCGAGGTGAAGATGTGGTTGATTACGCGCACAGTGTCAACGGTCACACAGTGCGGCGCATGTTTTCAAAACCAACGCGCGTTAGCGCAACAGGTCGCACTGCGCCGCCTGTTTTCCGATGGTCAAACCCAACGACAAAAGATGTTTTGCAGTTGCTCAAAAGTGGCAAATCTCATCCATGGGAGGTTTGCGACCTAGGCGATTTAGCAGACGAGTATGCGAAACAAATTGATTCCGAGCGCAAAAAGGAAGTCATAGACAAACACGGACGGACCACATTGCGTTGGGTTTCATTTCGCGCCAATCATGGTTGGGATTGCGAATTGATGCAAGTAGTGGCGGCCTCAATCGCCAAACTGTTTCAAACTGGCGAATAAATTATTTAATAAATGCAAACTTGTCAGCGTCAGCGCTTAAGCGTTGGCGCTTTTTTCGTTTAAAGTGCTAGTTTTACACGTTTTACCCATATGGGCAGATGGCGAGTGATATAACCGCATTTCTGAAACTGCAAAATGACGCTTACCTGCTCACCCTGAAAGGGCGGGTTGCGGACGCTATTTTGGCGGGCAGTGTCACCACATCATTTTCAAATGCATCCCAAAGTGGAAGCCAAGAGCTAGTCATGCCGACCGACGAACTTGCCGCGCAATTGACAGCGGTCCTAATTGAAAAGGGGCTTGCAAACGGCGCGACTAAACCAACCAGAATGACATTTGCGAGGTTTGCCAGATGAGCGCATTGCTAGACCACAACGGCAGACCAATTATTGCAACGCCTCAACCGCGTAAACGAGCAACAATCAACTCCCACTATAGGGGCACGGAGAGCAACCGGTTCAGGACTTCGTTGCCATACATTGCCGCTGATATTAACCAGACACTAAACCGTGGAACGCGCCGCCGATTGATGGCGTTTTCGAGGTGGCTTTACGCCAATCATGGCATGGTGCGCGGCGCAGTAAATGACGTTGCCCGATACGCTTTAGGAACAGGTTTGACACCTCAAAGCCAAAGCGACGAAGCCAAAGCATACGAAGATTATTTTGCCGAGTGGGGCAAGGTTTGCGATGTGGCAGGTCAATTCACGTTTGCGCAAATGCAACGAATGGCTTCCATTCGCATGGACGTTGACGGCGACATTGGCTTTTTAATGATTGGACGCCAAGATGCATTCCCGCAATTGCAGCTTGTCGAATCGCACAACATTGCCAGCGAAGGTTTGAAGTGGTCCGATGTCGGTCATGATGGCGTCCAGGTGTCACCGAGTGGCAAGCCTGTAGCTTATAACGTCAGAAGCGGAGATGATTACCGAAGTATTTCTGCGAACAATTTTATCCTGGTTTACGACCCTGACAGAGTTGCGCAACTGCGCGGAGTTTCTGCTCTCACTCACGCAATCGACCACATCAGAGACGCAACCGATATTTTAGAATTTGAAAAAGTCGGCGTGAAAATGAACAGCGCCGTGGGTTTGGCTATTACTACGCAAGGCGGCATTGCCGACGATGGCAGCAGTTTAATCGAGGACGGCTATAGTGCGACCGACACAGGAACCGTTGCTTGGGACACTTTTCAGCCTGGCATGGTTCCAAGGCTCAAAATTGGCGAAAGTATCGAATCCTTTGCGAGCAATAAACCGTCACCGGCGTTTGCTGGGTTCTTGGAATACTTGCTCCGAGATGTGGCTTTAGGTCTTGGCGTTCCATATGAATTTATCGTGGAACCATCAAAACAAGGAACCGCATCAAGGTTCATTCTAGAAAAAGCCGCACGAAGATTTGAAGAACGCCAAGCCCTTATAACAAGCCGTTTTTGCAATCGCGTATGGGGTTGGGTTATTGCTCGCGGAATCAAGCGCGGCGACCTGCCAGCGTCATCTGATTGGTGGCGAGTGAATTGGCAGGCGCCCAAAAAAATCACCGTTGACCTCGGGCGCGAATCCAAGGCCAACCAGGACGCCATCAAGATGGGGCTTCGCACGATGCGCGAGGACACCGGAGAACGCGGGCATGATTGGCAAGACATCCGCAATCAGGTCGAACGTGAAGCAAGCGACTTGCTTGAACGCGCAAACCGTCTTGCAGACACCTACAAAATCACGATGGACACTGCGCTTCACCTACTGAGCCAGAGGACACCGAATCCAGTTTTTAATAATGACAGCGAAACTGACGCATAAACTCAACAATGATGTTTGGGCAATCCTGCCGGATTATCATGGCGCAATTGCGCGACAATTGCAGGAACATGACTATGACGGCAACGGTTACGAATTGCCGCGACCTGAGGAGGAGAGTGGCATTGCCATTATTCACATTCATGGCGCAGTTGGTAAACTATTGACCGATTTTGAGCGCATGTTTGGCATGACCGATTATGACGACATTGCTGAACAAGTTGCTGATGCTGACGCCAACCCGAACATCAATTCAATCTTACTTCACATCGACTCGCCAGGTGGAACCATTACAGGGCTTCCAGAGTTAGCGGCAAAATTGCGCAACGTCAGCAAACCTTTAGTTGCATACACAGAAGGCACAGCAGCAAGCGCGGCCTATTGGATTGCAAGCCAAGCAGACAGCGTTTTGTTAAGTGAAAGTGCCGAAGTGGGAAGCGTTGGCGTTTATGTTGCGCTACTCGACCAGACGGAATATTTGCGCAACATGGGACTAAAAGTCAATGCGGTCAGCGCCGGTGATAACAAGCTTGATTATGCTGATTTTAAACCACTGAGCGAAGAGGCGCGCGAGCGATTGCAGGCGAATGTTGACAAGTGGCACGCAAGATTTAAGCAGGAAATCAACAACAAACGCAACGTGCCAGAGGCAAGTATGACGGGCCAAACCTACGAAGGTTTAGAAGCCGTTGAGGCCGGACTTGCTGATGGAGTTGTGAACGACCTGGCCGATGTCATTGGCCTTATGGCAAATTTATAAACGCATGAAAACAATACTCGATTTGGTAAAAGCAAATGTGGAGTTGAACAATTTAGCAACCAAGCTAGACGAAGCGACTGCCGCAAATCAAACATTGCAAACTCGCCTGGAGGACTTGAGCGCCGCACAGGCTGAGGAAACAGCAAAACTTGGCGCGCAACACGCCGAGGAAATCGCAAGCCTTGAAAGCAAAATCATGGTCTTGGAAGAAGCAAATTTACTTCTTGAGGAGAAACAAAAGAGCGCAGACGAAAAGGCCGTGGAAATTGCGGCAAGCGTTGGCGTTGATACTCCAGTTGAGGAAGCAACCGAAAACGATGCGCCTGATGTCAGCGTTGAATCGCTATGGCAACAATACAATGCCATTGAAGGCAAACAGGAGAGGCGCGCGTTTTACATCGAAAACATCAAAAACAAACTCTAAAAACAAATGGCAAATTCACTCAACGGAATCAACCTGGCCGCCGTGGCGGAACAGAGCCTCGATTATCTATCCACACAGTTTCACCCATTGCGCGCGTTTGCGCGTGATTTCAGTGATGAAATTTCAGGACAAGGCGAAAGCGTCACCACGCGCGTTCCTTCGTCCATGACCGCAAGCGACCTATCGACTGGCTACACTGCCAGCGATGTCACCAGCACTGCCAAGACAATCACCTTGAACAAATTCAAGGGATATTCAATGGCGTTCACCGATATGGAAGTTTCCAAGTCCGGCAACTTTGACTGGTTGTCCAGCGTGTTTTTGGGACCGGCTTTGGAGGTGACGCTTGACGCAGTTATGGATGATTTGCTGGCGTTAGTTTTGAATGCGAACTACACCGCAAACGAAGTCATCACAGCAGCGAATTTTGACGCTGACGAAGTTGCCGATTTGGCAGCCGATTTGACAACTGCCAAAGTGCCAAAATCAGAGCGCGCCTTGGTTTTGCCTCCTTCGTATTACGCCAGCGTCCAGAAGGATGCAATCGTGCAGGACGCTTCCAGCTACGGCACCGCAAGCGCAGTGCAGGAAAACGCTGCCATGCGCGTGCATGGTTTTAACCTCTACGAATACACAGGCATTCCGGCCAACGGTGAAAACCTGGCAGCAATTGCCTTGCACCCAAGCGCTTTGTTGCTTGCCGCACGGACACCTGCCGCGCCTGCTGATGGCAGCGTTGAAGTACAGGACATTGTTGACCCTTCAACCGGGCTTCCAATCCAGCTTCGTACTTTTTATGACAACGTGGCAGGAAAACATTACCTGACCATGGGAGTACTCTATGGGGTTGCTGTGGGTAATTCCGGTGCTTTGAAGCGCATCAAATCGGCATAATTGACATGAGCAACACACTGGCAGGAGTGTCTCTGGAGCAGGTCAGCGAAATGACGCTCGACTTGCTTGCGGATAACTTTTGGATGTTTTCGCTATTTGCTCGCAATTTCAGCGATAGCATCAGGGAGCGCGGTGACCGCACAGTTACACGCGTTCCCTCCAGTGTTTCTGTTTTAGATTTATCGAATGGCTACACTGCCAGCGATGTGTCGACGACCGAAATCGAAATTGAGCTTTCAAATTTCAAGGGCTTTTCAATGGCGTTTTCGGAATACGAAATCGCCAAAGCAAAGAGCGCGACAATCCTTGAAAGAACTTTTATTCGCCCAGCAATTGACGCAACAGCAAAAGCGGTTGCGGACGATTTACTGGCGCTGGTGACGCCTGGCAATTTTCCAACTTCACAAGTCAGGACAGCCGCCAATTTTGACAGTGACGACCTGGCAGATGCCGCTGCAACTATGACGGGCAACAAAGTGCCGCGCGGTTTGCGCAGTTGTATGCTGAACGCATCTTACACATCATCGTTATCCAAGGATGGAGCGATTGGTGTGGCAAGCGCATACGGGACACCGGCGCCCATTCAGGACAACATCATTTCGACGATTCACGGTTTTGGGATTACCGAATACCAAGGCATCCCAACCACAAACAACTTGCAAGGCTTTTATGCGCATCCGAGCGCGCTTTGCATTGCGGCTCGACAAATTGCGCGCCCGAATTATGGCGGCGCCGAAGTTATTGATTCCATCGAGCCGCGCACGGGCTTGCCTGTGCAATTTAGAAAATTTTTCAGCCCGCGCGAGGGCAAATACTACCTGACTTGCGGCATTCTTTACGGAGTTGCCAAAGGTCAATCGAATTCACTTATTAGAATCACCAATATATAAAATGAACAGCAAACCGTCTTTTTGCGTGGGTTTTGATGCCCAGGGAAAACCCAACATAATCGCCGTTGGAGATGCCGAAACATGCAAGCAAGCCTTTATTGCCGAGCGCGACAATCCGAGCGGAAAATTTACAGGCATCAGCGTTTACCGTAAACCGCCATATTGGAAACGCGCCGACATAGCAATTAAGGCAAGCCCTAAAAAGGCCGCCGCCCGCAAGTAACACCTCGCTACCATTGGCGGCGCTCGTTTTTCTTGGTTTTACGGGCGCCGCCTTTCCACCATGGCAAACAATCGCATAATCAATTTGCGCAGTGGGTGGCTGTATGAAAAAGCAGACCACCAAACGCCAACATCGTTTACAACTGTGAGCGAGGGCGCAACATTTGCCGCCGGTGAAACAATTTTCAGAGTTATCGCTGATGCACCGCAATACGATGCGCTTGCTTATACCATACAACGCACCAATGAGAGCGGAAACTACGAAGACGTTTACAATATTCGATTAAATGTCCCAGATGGTAGCGGAACAACGCGCACAGATTGCTTCCACAGTGTTTCACATAATAACCCGATTGCGCACACGCAATTCCAAAGCCAAACCACGGTTGAAAAAGGCGCGCATCACACGCGGGTTGCTTTTGACCAACAGGTAAGCCTGGAGCGCAGTTTAGGAATCGTTTTTGCTTATCAAGGCAACCTTTTCCGAGGCATCTGGAGCGGCAACACCGAAACGACACAGCTTGAGGAAGGTGGTTTATTGGAAGCGTACGATGTGACGTTGACAAGTTCGCGCCTTCAATGGGCCAACGCTTCCATGCGACCTATTGTGGGAGCAACAATTATCAACAACGGCAAGCGCTACAAAATCGAAAACCTGGTAACGCTTGGCAGCGCCTACGAATTTGGGTTAATGAAAAAACAATAATGCAACTTGAAATCAATAGCGCAAGAATCAACAGGGTGCTTGACTCATACATTAAGCACAGCGGGCGCAGTTTCACAAACGAGGTCAACAAGCGTGCCTTTAACATTGCATTAAAATCAGTCAACAAAACACCAAAAGTCAGCGCCCAAAAAATCAAGCGCGACATGTTGAAGGGCGCCAAAGTTCAGCCAACAAAAAGCGGCAAGCGCAAAAAGCGCGCACCTCTTGCAGCAATCTTGACAAACTATTTTCGTGGCAAGCAGGGCAAAAAGGGGCTTTGGGGAGCACCTATGCAAAAAGCGGTTGACCGCGCAATTGAACACAGGGTTGCGGGGCGCGCTTTTATGGCAGCGGCATGGTTGGGCGTTGCGCGCGATATTGGTCCTTTTGTTTACCCTAGGCGCTCCGTTCGTTCCAAAACGCCAGTAATCGGTAGAGCTAAAGGAGACGGGCGACCGGAAAAGCGTTTAGGCTCAACGAAGCCAACGGCAAGCGGGACGCATGGCTCACCTGACAGCGCAAAAATCAGCAGGGTTCGCCAAGCGATGCAGATGGCAATTAACGCAGAAACGCGCGACATGCTGACTTATTTGCGCCGAAAAATCCCAAAGGAAATTCGAACAATAGACAAAACAGCCAGCACCGCATCGCTAAAAATTTCATGAGCTACCGAAGCCAATCAGAAAGCGCGCTAAAAACCTACTTTGCCAGCAAGGTTGGAGTGCCTGTTTACAGCGGCACAAGCGACCAGGTCAAAGGAATGCCTTGTGTTGTGGTTTCCTATGCAGGCGCAACAGAAAATCCACCGCGAACCGGTAACATGGATTTGACTTTAGAGGTGAGCGTGCAGAGCGAAATTGGCGATGAAGCGCAACCAGGCGCAATGGTGACACATGACGAAATCCTGGATGCAATTGGGCAAGCCATAAATTTTGAGGAGATGAGAACAATCAACACATCGGAAACAGATTTCCACATTTTTGAAATCATCGACCAGGGAGGCATTGAAAAGGATTTCGATGGCACAGTTTTGCGCGAGACGTTTACGTTCACAATCGCCTGCGCGTTGGGCAACTTTTAACAATTAAAAAAGAAAACATATGGCAAGATTTACCAAAGGAACGCCGATAACCTACGGCACGCACGGACCAGTTACAGCAGGAAATGTAAACCTTAAAGGCGTTGTTGCGCTCGAAATTATAGACGACAGCAGCGGCAGCGACACCACGCTTTTCCGAGGTGAAATGTATGCAAGCGAAATTCGCTTATCCTATGAGGCGGACACAAATCAATCGACAAACGGTGACGGTGAGATTGTTTCACATTGCACATATAACCAGCGAAAAGTAATCAACCTAACGGGCGTTATTCTTTCGAACAATTCTGCCGTTTCAGTTCCCGCTGGCGCAGCAAGCACATTGGCCAAGGCAAACACAATGTTTGCGGCGCCATTTTACGCAGGATGTCGCTTGCAAATTTCCCACCATGAGTGGAGCGAAATTAATTCGGACCTGCTGCCGCCAACATCAGAAAACAACACAGGAACAGCATCCGGCGGCCTTGGCAACTTCACAATTACGAGCGCCGAAAAAACTCGCTCCAGTGCTTCATATGCGGAATGGAGCATCAGCGCAATAGAGTATCTCAACATCATTCACAGTGGCGGCAGTGATACGTCATCCAATTAATGTCTAACACTTGGGCAGAAACATGTGCGCCAGGTCACCATTATGTGGCTGGCGCCAAATTGCGCCCATTGACATTTGGTCACGCGATGCTCATGGAGCGCGTTGGTTTGTATGAAATACTGACACCATTGGAGTTTCATTGTTTTATTGGTATTTGTTCGCGCAACTATGACCAAGGCATGAATTGGTTGGGTTGGTTTCTTTCGCCAGTTGGGCAGTGGTATTACAAGCGCAAACCAATGCCAAAGAACAAAAACGAGGCGCTTGCGCAAGCGATGGAATACCTGATTCAGGCGCAGCAAATTCCCGAACTCATAGGCAATGACGACAATGTTGCTTGTGGTGCCAGGTTTGGCGCGCCTTTACTTCAAACAATCCGTTCGACCGCGCTTGAGTTTTTGAACTACCAACCCGAAACAATAAATGATGCGCCATTTGGTCAATTGGTTTGGGATATATTGGCGCGCAACGAAATGCGAGGCGGCGCCAAAATAATACACGGAGAGTTTGCCGAAGGATTGGAGGCATTGAAGCAATTGCAAAACAACAAGAAGGAGCCCGTCAATGGGATTGCTTAATTTTAAACTTGGCCTGGACATTCGCGCCTTCAACGCTGGAATCAACAAGGCGCGCGCAAGTTTCAACGGTTGGTCAAAAGATGCAATGAAAGGCATCGGCGGGCAAATCGCGGGTGCAATGGCTTTGGAAAGCATTGTTCGCAATGTGGGAAACCTGTACGCAGACGCCGCCAAAATACAAAGGGAATCCATGGCGCTTGGCATTTCAACTGACGAGTATCAAGCACTGGGGAGGCAGGCCCGTCTGGCAGGCGTTGAAATTCAAGACCTAGTTGATGCCATGAATGACTTAAATGTTCGCCAACATGACGCGCTTGCTGGAAGTAAAGATTTCATCGAAATATTCAAACGCTACGGCGTTGAGTTTGGGACCGAATTGCCATCTTTTATACGCGAACCCAAAGAGCTTTTTATGGAGTTCGCGAGGGGCATGTCTCAAAGTGGTTTAAGTCAGGGGCAAATTTTGCGCGACCTTGACGAGACAATGAGCGACACAGGCAAGCGCCTGGCGTTTGGGGTAATGCAAGGGTTCTTTAATAACTTGGATTTAAACAACGTTAGATACAAAGGGGACCAGTTGGAAATGTATGCAGATGCATATCGAGAGTTTGAGCAAAACAAAGAAAACATCCAAGACACTGCCGCGCTAGTATTGTACAAAACCAACGAAGCCTTAGGAACCCTTTTTGGCAGCATGTATGCAGGAACTATGGGAATTACAGACGACCAACGCAACGTTAAACTTGAGCGCATTCTTCGAGAAAAACAAGGCGAGCAAACCAAAGTACTCAAATCAATTGAGCGCAACACAAAACCACTAGCACAATGAGCTTACACTTTAAAGGCAACACGAATTTAACTGTTGAAAATATCGAGCGCACGTATTCGGAAGCCAACGGTTGGGAGAGCGTCTATGTTTACAAGGGTTTGTGGAGTATCATCGAAGCAGCAAAAACAAATAACGCCTATGTTGCAAACGCATCACGCGTTGAAGTTAAACAAGAGCCAGGCGGATACGGGACTCTTACCGTTACTTTTTCCAGCATTGACAACGAGATTATTGATACTCCAACAAATGAGCCAGAGACTGATGTTTGGACATTTTCGCCGTTTGAGGTGCAGCGCAACATTTGGGAGAGCCCATATTACTCTGTTTTAAAATTTGTAGAGGACCCAGGTCATATCCAAAAAATCATCACATCCGTTGAAAGTTACAATGCAAAAACAAAAACCCAAATGGACGCAGGCACCCGAGTTGGCGACCCTTATGACGTGACGGAATTCATGTATGGCACAAACGGAGATACCAATCCTGATTTGCCTTTTGTTTACAGCCCGGAAATACAAACGAAGTCAACGCAACTTGCGAACCGTCTAGCAGAAGGAACTGACACGTACGCAACAGACAAATATGCGTTGCGCAACACGAGAATTGTGCCAGGGAACACATTGCTTTCAGCGAACACATTTAGAACAGGGTGGCAGTGGTCCAATAATCGCCTGGTGGATTTTATTTTATCACAAAAAACAGAAGTAACAAAGTTTTCAATTTGTGGTGAATTGCTTGTTGATTTTGCCGGAACTTATTGGCTCAAAAAGGCGCCAACAATGGCAGAACTAACAAATGGCAAAATTGAGATTTCAAGCGAATTTGTAAACATGCAAGCGCTGGAGTTGCCGACAGAATTGTTTCCGGTTTATTTATGAGATTTAAACGCCTACATGGTTTTAGTGTGCGCGGCATTTTGGACGCAATCCGCGCCTTGCAAGATGCAGTTGAATCTTTGCAACCAAGGCAATCAAGTGGAAATTTAATAAGCCATAGCAGCACAGGCGTAACTATTAGAGGCGCTCGATTGGCGCGCAAGGTTGGAACATCAAGCGCACCTGCAAGCGACCAACCAGCACGCTGGCAATAACATTTTTGCACATTACATACATATATATATAGAGAATGCTCTAGTTAGAAATAAACACTAAATTTGGAGATATTATGGGAACTGAGACATTTACGGCTTTCAAGTCCGACGGTACTGCCTATAAGCTTAAAGGCAGAATACTAAGACACCTCGACAACGACCCCGTTACAGAAGCGGACAAGTCGAACATTCGCTCAACATTGGGCATAACTGGGCAGGGCGGCCTTGGTGACTTGTTGGCAGCAAATAACCTGGACGATTTGTCAAACGCTGCCACCGCACGAACCAACTTGTCGGTCAACTCTATTGCCGAGGATGCCGAAGCCATCGGCACTAAGTTGCTGGGGCCGTCAGTTTATTTTGACGGGACTAATGATTATGTGGAAGTCGCTGATGACCAGCGACTTAGCTTTACAAATGGGACCGATGACCTCCCATTCTCGGTGTCGGCTTGGGTGAAGATGGAGGACGCTACCAATTTCAGCGTTTTAGGAAAAAATGATGGCTCGATAGTTCGTGAATACCAACTAACGCTAGACGGTTCTGACAAGCTTCAGTTCTCCGCTTACACCGACAATTTAAACTACAGACGCTACGTTACGTCATCGGCATTAACCTCGTACGAGGGGAGTTGGATTCACGTAGCGGCAACGTATGCGGGGGCTGGCCCTAATTCTGGTGTAGCATTCACTGCTGCCCTACCCATATTGTATATTAATGGTCAGTCTGTGGCGCTTTCCGATGAGTCAGCTGGAACATACACTGGCATGTCGGACACGGTAAAAAATCTCTGGATTGGCAGGACAGCGGGCACATACGCAAAGGGCCACATCCGCAACGTCCAAATTTTTGACTATGAACTATCTGCAACCGAGGTGGCAGAGCTGGCTCGCGGAAATGAGCTTGGCTACAGTGACCAGTGGGGAGGTAATACTGTAGGCGCTGTTTACACCAGTGACTTTTCAACTGACACAAACGGCAACACTGGTATTGGTGGCACCACCACAGGCAACATTGATGGGATTGGCGGGCAGAACGATAATTTGCGTCTTGCCATAAATTCTGCTACATCCGACCATTATTTCACTAAAGGCGGAGTATTTACGGTTGGCATCAGATACCGGATGGAGTTTAACTACTACATCCCAAACACGAATGCGGTGCTAGACAGCATTTCCGCTGGTATAGGTGAAGCAGCAGAAAAGGTGGTGGCAGCACCAACGCTAAACCAGTGGAATCATTTTTCAGTGGACAGCGTTGCTGTTGGTGGCCCGGCAACAGGCAGGTCTATTTATATTTTTGGGCGTGATGGAGGTGTTCGTTCGTTCGCGGGAAATGGCACAGATGTCATGTATGTGCGGAACATACAAGTCACCCAAATCGGAACTCTAGCCGACTTCCGCAGTGAGCGTTTTGATAGCTCGACGGGCAAATGGTATGACCTGTCGGACAATGCTTTCGTTGGGACCAACTCCGGTGCCACGCTAGTTGGCCGTGAGGTGCCGGTATATGAGAGCAGTGGCACATTCACTCCGACATTAACTTTTGGAGGTGGTTCCACGGGGATGACTTTTACGGAGCAGGGTGGGTACTATACACGCATAGGTGACACGGTATTTGTGCGGGGAATCGTATTTTTGTCAGCAAAGGGCAGTTCAACCGGTTCTGCAAAGTTGGGGGGCTTGCCGTTTACTTCATCAGCCGCTGGGTCTGCTAGCTCTGTAGTGAGTGTCTACGCCACGTCTATGGCAGCACTTACCAGCTCAATAGTTGGTTTAGTTGATGACGGAGGTACGGGCATTACACTCTCAGACACAGGGGCAGCAGGAGCTGTAGACCTCGATGAAACCAACTTCGGGAACTCATCCATTGTCCGTTTCTCCGCAACCTACCAAATCCAATAATTTATAAACTATGGACCCAAAAATTAATTATCTCAGAGGCCAAATCAGTGGCTTAACCTCACAACTCGCAGCCGACAACGGCAAGTCCGATGTCTTGAAGTTGCTGGGCAAAGCAACCTCGTTGCTCAACGCACGGGAGGAATTGCAAGAGCCCGTCAACCGCGCCAACGTGGAAGCATTGTTGACGCAAGTTGTCGCAGCAGTTGCGGCCTACAATGCCAACAATCAAGTTACAATTGATTCCGTTGAAAACATCATGTCGGGTTTTGATGCGGCTGTTGACGCGCCAGCACCAGCAGATGCATAAAAAATGCAAAGCGGTTGGGCGGAACATTTGAAAGTTGCTCTCGTTGGCGCCGTTGGTTTCAGCATAACCGGCAGCACACTGGACGAATGGATGCGTTTGGGAATTGCCTTTGCAACTCTCATTTATATGGGATTCAAGGCCGCCACCGCCGCCCGCGATTTCTTCAAAAACAAACACAACAACAATGATGAAAAAGTGGATTGAGATTGCCTTTTTATGCGCCGCACTGATGACGTTTAGTGGTTGCAAAACATTTGAGCAAGCCACCGGTTGGGCGTTGCAGCAGGAGGTTCAAACTCAAATTGTCGATGGCAGAGAAATCACCTCGACTAATTGGATTGTCAAACCATCAGTGGAAAACGGTTTGCGCATTACTGGGAGCATAGTGCCAGGCGCGGGCGGTTTGGTCAGTGAAGGCGTTATTGCAATGCTTGCAGCGCTGGCAGCCTGGCGAGGTCGCAAATGGAAAAAAGCTGCAATTGATGCGGTCAGCGCTGGTCAACAATTCAAGCGAGCGCTCGACAAAAGCAACGGAAAATCAAAAATCGCTGGCATTATTGACGGGCTTAAAACGCAACAAAAAAACAACGGCACATTTGGTTTTATCAAAAACATTTTAGAAAAAATTTAACATGGCAGCTTCAACAATTCCAACAAGCGCATTTAGGGATTTTGCAACAAGCGCATTCGGCAACCAGGGATTAAACCTGAGCGACGCGACACAATACACGGTATTGACCAGCGGCGCAGGCAATGGTGTCAAATTTGAGTTCTCAACAGCAGGCTGGATGGTTTTGCGAAATTCATCCGGTGGCAGTATTACATATACCATAATAATGCCGGAGCCGACACAATACGCGAACTTGGGCGTCACATTTGACGACAAAATTATTACGGTTGCTGCCAATGAAATACATCTTGTAAGTTTGGATTCGCGCTACAAACACGCTGACGGTTTTGTGTATGTCGAAACGAACACTGCCAGCGCCGCAAACTTGCAAGTTGTTAAACGCTACCGCATCTCTTAAAATGCGCTTATGGCGCTACAATACACAAGAGCTTCGACGGTGGCAGTTGGCGCGCCGATAACGAGCGCGCAATGGAATAAGCTTGCAACGGCTTTCAATGACCGACTGCTTGGCGGAGTCGGTGACCCAACCTACCGCTTGCATTGGTTTTGGCACTCGATGTTTCGCAATTTGCGAAATCAAAACGGATTGCTGTATGCGCCAGAGGATGAATGGTGGAAAATTTACGCACATGTTCAGCCTGATGAAGCGACTTTTCCTGTAGCGCCAGCGGGCGACCCTGAAGGCGCCTATTTGGGCAACCCTGTCAATGGCTTTGTTTTTGGTAACGGAGACACCATTAAAAGCGAGCCTGGCCGCCTGTCTTGGGATGGCGTTGACCAAACTGGAATTTTGTTGCACAACGTTTCAGGCGCACCGGCAACCGATTCAGAAAAATGGGATATTGGGCGCTACCAACGCGGCGTAGTCGATGGCGCAAACGTCAACGACCTAAGCCTTGCCAATGCATTCCAGGCGGCCCGCGGGCATTTCACGTTTGGATTCTGGCGCTGGTTTCAGCGCTCCTATGGTGGATTTCTTCCCAAACCAGCCTACCTTGGCCAGTGCGCAAACATGCCAGACATGCCAAGTTATGGTTTAAAATTCACGCAGACAGCAGGACCGACCACGACCTCGTATTCAACTTGCTATGGTGACGCTGGAGCCGTTTTTTCCTGGTGGCGAACTGCGCGTAATTACGTGCTTTTGAAATGGGACGGCACAATCGAATATCTACCCACCGATGAATACATTGAGGGACCATACGATGGCGAATTTGACAACGCGTATTTAGAGCATCCAAACGGTGAACAACTAGCAGTTGCGCTAAATTATTTTATAGAGCAATTTCGCGGAACGGAAGCAGAGCAAGCGGCAAGTGGCTACAAGGTTGAAGAAAAGGCTTTCGACTTCCAGGGATTTTTCGCGCGGCAATACTATCTTGCGCCAGCATATGGCGAGGACGATGGCACTGGCACAATAGAGGCAACCTACGAGCGGTTTGAGTTCAACAACGCATACGGCGCAGGCACATATGGCAGCCTGGCGAGCAATGCCGCGCAAATTTACACCATCCATTCCGGTTTTGTTTTGGCTGGCGTTTTGGCGTATCGAAACGCTGGCAGTGGCGCTAAGGAATTTGCGGTCGAAGTCAACGGCGCTGAGATTGGGCGCGTGACAATTGCAAACGGAAGCAATAGCGCCTCTTTATGGTTTGCGGCGCCAGCGGGCGGCCAGGTCAAAGTTAAAACCATCACCGGCATGGGCGCAACAGATGAAACATACGTCGAAATTGCGGAGCTTCTGGAATACAAACCAGAGAACGAAGATGCGTATCTGGTACTACGCTGCGCCAGCGCTGACAATTCCACAAATGACGCCGAAGGGAGCGACACAACGCAACCCAAAGACATTTCAGATGCCTATTTTCGGCACGGCATGATTTACAACGGCACACGCGAGGATTTGCAGGACGAAACTACCGCGCTTAATAAAAACCCTGTTTACCGTAGCGTTGCCGAAAAAGTGCGCGAGCGCTTGCGCATGGTGGACAGGCATGGACTGGTGGGGTACGAAGTAAGCGGCGGCGTCAGTGTTTTGTATTTTAACCGGCGCGCGTTTGGATTGTCATATGCCGACCAGTTTGAAGGCATTGGCCCCTCACCAGACCCAGTTGCCAGCGGCGCAATACAAGCGGGCTATCAATACACGGTCACAGGTGGAACCAGCATTGTCTACAACGGAGCAACCATAGCGGCAGGCGCTCAATTCACAGGCGCGTTTGGTGTAAAAACATACACCAAAACAGCAGGCACGGAATCAGTGTATGAATACGAAGGGATTCGCAACACATCGCCAGAAGGCGGCTATGATAACCGCTGGAGTATGTTTTTGCAAAGTATGAGCTACCAGGCCGCCAGTGGTAGCGCATACAAACCAGACGCATACACTGACGTTGTGGGATGGGGACATGACAGGTGCGCAATGTTTAGCGATGATTGGACAAATATTGCAGGCGCGGGCAATCCGCCAGGCAAGGAAATTTTGCCATTTGTCACGCCGTACCCTGGCGCTTATTTGCAGCGCAGCGAGAACCCAACAGGTTACCGATATTTGCTCAACACTCATGAGCCACCAGATGGATACAATGGCAGTGGCAATTTGGTTGAACAGGCAAACGATACTGATTGCGACACGTTAACAGAATCTGGAGACTGCACAGGGGTTGAAGCGCATTACAAAAGCTGCAAAATATATGAACCAGATTATCGAGTTGTAAGCGTCCGCGATGCAGGAAATAACCAGGTGCGCGTTGAGCTTGACCGGCGTCTGGAATACAACGAGGACGCGCCTGGGACAATAGTAAACACAAGCGCTAGCCGTAGCGCATACATCACCGCAGACAGCACAGGCGCCACCAATGGCGGCTACCGCACGCATGAAAACGCAGTTGTTGAATATTTGCGTTACACTGTAGACGGTGGCGCAGATTGCGGGCAGCGCATCGGAGACTTCGCACCAGACGCATATTCAGGCAGCGGTTGGGACAGTAGCAGCATACAAGGCGCATGTATGCCGCGCTTTTATTTCACGCGCCTGATTCCGAGAGTATACGAGGACAATAACGCAACATATCAAAACACTGACACGCTGATGCGCAGCGATGAGCTGACCTGGTGCGAGACTATATTACGAGCGATTTGCGGCGGCTATGTTGACGAGAGCAGTACGAATTCCCAGCGGCAATATGTTGACGGCAACGGAAAGACGCAATGCTATGACAAACGGCTCTATGATTTCACTTTTGAAAATTTGATGTTTGCCGCAAATGGAACGCAACATTTTCGCGAATTGCCGACAACAATTCGAGGTGATGCTTTCAAGGGTTTTGGCCCATTGCCTTCAATGCTGGCATATGCCGACCATTTCAATCAGCTTGCAAATGCAATCAATAAATTAAACCGCGCGCGCGTTTATTTGCCGGTTGATTTTCAGTACAAACACTATGACTACCTGAGCCAGGTGCCGATTGCAGTAAATAGTCAGACAACGCCAAACTGTGTTTCTGGCGCCGTTTGGGCAGACGGTCAGGTCTTTAGCGCAAACTGGTCACTAGTTTTTAATGATACAAACTGGAGGACCAGCGTCTCTCCAACTGGCAACGCCTACAAACGGTGCTACATTGGCGACGATGGCGCAGGCAATTGTGTTCTGGAATGTGAGAGGCGCGATGTTCATTATCGTTTTGCGCTCGTCAATTATGCGCTACTCTCGATTCCAGATGACCTCAAAACGTTGATTAACTCCAACACTGCTTTGGGTTTTTCATGCATAGACGAATATCAAATTTACGACACGGAAAAAGCAATTGTGAGCAGTGGCAGCGGTTATGGCGCCGATGGCGCTGCAAATGGAGCAGAGGGTGACTATGTTCACTCTGGTAACTACTGGGACTGGACCGAGGAACCAGATGCGTGGGTCGGGGAATGCGTTTTAAGCAGCGGTGGAATTCTGGAAGCTGAAAATCCACCAACCAGCAACTACGTAGACACGTTTATCGGTAGTTATTATCTAGGCGCGGGCAATAACCGCAACATAACGGCAAACAGCATCCAGGCGCTTGTGACGGTGCCGCTGGTATAATATGGCAACCAACCCTTCAAGTTTTACCGCAACCGCAAGCCTTGGCAAAGTGTCGCTTTTGTGGACATCAAGCGGTGCAACCGAATACCGCATTTATCGCGCCACAGGCACAGGTGGGTATGTGTTAGTTTATACTGCAAATAGTAGCACGTTTTCACACATAGATTACGTGCCCAACTACACCGTAAGCGGAGCGCTGCATGATTACGATTACAAACTAGCGGCTTGGGATTCTGGCGGCGAGGCTTCAGGCGTTTTTGACAGCGTGACCATGCCCGCGCTGACGAGTGCAGACGTAAACTCAACCAGCGTCCTTGACACTGAGTTAAGCACCGGTAACGTCAGCAACACCTACAGCAACACAACCACCACCGCGACAATCAACGCGCACACTACCACTATATATGACGGACGAGCAGGGGCAACAGGCATCTACGACACGCCGCGCTAAACTACGCCGACAGCGCATAGGTTTTAAAAAGCGCGAACATGGCGACATGCCAGGCTTTTCCGCAATGGCTAAAAACCTAATTGAGAGCGCCAAAACTCTGGCAACCAAAGGCATCAAAACTGCCAGTAAAGAGGAGCGGGAGCGGCGCTTGACCATTTGCCGCGAGTGCGAACACATCGAGAGCGCAAACACCCAGTTTGAGCGCTGCCGACAATGTGGCTGTGTTTTGGCGTTTAAAAGCGCGTTGGCCGCGCTTGGGTGTCCTCTTAAAAAGTGGTGATTTCCTAAGGCAAAAAAAAAGTCAAAAAAAAGTTGCTTGTTTGTATTGACAAACGAAAATGCGTATGAGACATTGCATCCGTTGACAGCAACGTAAACAAACAAACGTAACAATAGAAAGACACGAAACGAAATGACAGCAATGAAAAAGTCAAAGTCAAGAATGCTAGTGTGCAGAGGATTTGGTGACACAGTGGAAAAAGGATGCAAAGCAAAAGCAAATTTTTTAACAAAAAGAGGGTATCCAACAACTTATGTTTTGATTGATAACACGCTTGAATCCAGCGGCAACCCTCCAATGTTTGATGCATCCGGATTCATTGAAGAGGCTTTCGCCGGTTCTTGGGCTGAAACAAACTAAAAACCAACGGGGCGAGCAATCGCCCCAATAAATACCAAAACGTAAAAACCATATGCAAACACAGATGGACCCATTTAAATACGAAGGACAGGACACACCCGACATTGAAGCTGGGAGTGTCCCCGATTTTAGGGCTTTGCTGGCCCCAGATTTGGCAGCGGGCGGGCGGTTGGCCAAGTATGCCACCGCCATCGAAACCAGACGTTGGAAGATTGACCCGAACCCACACTACCACTGGGGGTGGCTATCAGCCATTGAGCATGTCTTGTCAGACGCGTGCCTTGTCGCCATGCAGTCTGGTGACTTGGCAGAGGCCAAGCAAATTGCCAAGCTTGGCAATGAATTTCTTGTGCCGTTTGAATACGGCACCATCGGCAAGGCAGCGGGGCAAAAAGTCTCCCGTGCAATCCTTAACGCATTCGCGGGAGAAAAACGCCACACGGTCACATATGCCGACCGTGAAGGCTCCGCAGCTACGTCCACACTCGACACTCCAGAGTGGGCCGAATGCCAACAAAATGCCGAAGTAGCAATGAATAACATCCAGAAAGGGTTGGACGCATGAAGCACCTATTCTTTCTATTGCTCACAACCGCGCCACTTCGCGCAGGCATTGTAGCTCTAACGATACTTGCCGAAGCGCGGGGCGAAGGCAAGGACGGCATGGCAGCGGTGGCAGCGGTCATTAACCAGCGAGCCATTAACCGCAACATTGGCGCGGAAGCTGTTTGCCTCCAAAAGTGGCAATTTAGTTGCTGGAACGGCAGAAATGAAGCGGACTTGCTGCACTTATACAAAAGCACAATGGCGCCCTGGGCGCTCTACCTTGAGCGCAACATAACAAGAATGAATCGCGCCAAAATTGGCAATGCAGACCACTATTTTGCTGACACCATCAAACCGCCCTACTGGGCACGCGGCAAAAAGCCTGTGGCTATCGTTGGAAAACATAAATTTTACAAACTGAAAAAATGAAGTTTTCAAGAGTTTGGGCAATGCCCAGTCATAACACTTTTTCAATAAAGCCAATTGGCAACTTTGTTAAAAGTTATTTAAAAAAATCAATCATTTCAGTAGACCCATTTGCAAGAGACAATACGTGGGCAAATTACACAAACGACCTTGACCCCTTAACTAAAGCAACGCATCACATGCAAGCTGAAGAATTTGTTTTCATGCTTCATCGTGAAAACGTTTTTGCTGATTTAGTTTTGTTTGACCCTCCCTACAGCCCAAGACAAATCAGCGAATGCTACAAAGGAATCGGTTTGCCTGTTGGAATGAAGGATACCCAATCAGCGCTGCTTTATCGTAAAGTAAAAGACGCTTTGACTATGATTTGCAAACCGGAAACAGTTGTACTTTCTTTTGGGTGGAACACTGTTGGAATGGGCAAGGGAAGAGGATTTGAAATCGAAGAAATAATGCTTTGCTGTCATGGTGGAGCGCATAACGATACAATCTGTTTAGCTGAAAGATTTAAAAAATGAGAATTGACTGCAACGATTGCGGAAACGAACTCCAAGTTAACACGGTGAGTTGGCCAGACTATATTGACGTAATGCCATGCCAGCATTGCATTGCGTCTGAAAAGGAACAACTAATTGAAGACATCGAAAACGGCCGCATTTTATTAGATGAAATCGGGAAATAAAAACGCGCTTAAAGGCGCCATGCCACTCAACAACCATGTGCAAATTCGCTGCACAACCAGCGACAAACAGCACTGGTGGAGCATGGCCAGGGCAATGGGAATGACTCTTACCGATTGGATAAAGTACAAACTTAAACAAATTTAAGCCGCCACAACTCCGCAAAAACTACAAAATCCTACCGTGTTTCCTGCATATAAAAATCCCACCGGCGGCGCAATTTCGCCCTGCGAGTGCAGGACCGAAAACATAACAATAAATAGCAATGTCTTAAATAGTTGACCCTACGGCATTGCGAAATACGACAAGGGGCGGCGGCATGTTGGATACTAGTCGCCGCCCCACTCGAAAAACAGTATGCAAAACGAAACACCAAAACCAGATTGGGACTACGATACACATGATAACTGGCAATGTATCAGCATGGCAGAAATCAACCGCGCCTGTGACCGATTTTTGGAATCACGAGGAGAATTTGTAGGAGTAGAGGCACAGCAGCGGTTTGCCAGGCGACCATTTAAAAACACCAAAACAGAGTGATATGACAAACACAATGGAAACACTCATCGAATTGACGGCACAAGAATTTGGTGTCACTCAAACCGCCCTAAAGGGGCAATCGAGGTGTCAGGTTTTGGCAATCCCAAGATTTGCCGCATGGCATATTGCCTGGAAACATTTAGGTATGACGCATAAATCAATTGCGGTTAATTTCGGCAAACGCCATGCCAGCACCATTCATTATGGGTACATGCAAGCGCACAGATTGCTGCAAGAAAATGGAACTTTTGCAGAGCATTATCACAAAATTGAGCGCAAATTTGCGCAACAAACTACGGTATGAAACCATACTACCAAGACGACTTTGTGACGCTTTACCATGGGGATTGCAGCGAAACGGTCGACGACAACAATGATTTCTTTGAAAGCGGAGGGGTGGAGTGTATGGAAGGTATGAATTCTGAGTTGGTGAAGTGATGAAATACTCCTATAAATATTTGCTGCAATTGGCGCAGAACGCGAAAACCATACCTCCCATACCTCCGCAAAGCCCATACAAGGCGCTGATGGCGGTTTTGGACGTCGGTTTTGCACTCAAACGCCACCCATCAGGCCGCGGGGTGCTTGTTGTGGACGCCAATGGCGTCGTTCAACCTTGGCCTGAGCCACCGGCGAACATGGAGCGCTTTCTTGAGCTGACCTTTCTGGTGGTTCGCCGGGATGAAGCTCAACTCACCGAATGCTGGTGCCCTGATGAGTTGGTTAAGCAAGAGCTGTTGGCGCTCGGGTGGCAAGAGGAAGCCATTTGGACGCGCGAGGAGTGGAGGCAACAGCATTCAGGATTTTGTCAGAAGGATTGATTTGAACAGCAAAAACAAAGGCAAAGTCGGCGAGCGCGAGATTGCGCAAATCCTGACGCACCAGGGTGGCTGGGAAGCAAGGCGCACCGGATTTATGCAATCGCAACAAAACCATGACGCGGCAGACGTAGAATGCAAAGCGCTGCCAATCCATTGGGAGGTTAAACGCACAGAGCGCGTCAGTTTGCACGATTGGATTGCGCAAGCGAAAGGCGGAGCACATGAGGACCAAATACCAGTTGTGGCTTGGCGCAAAAACAACGCGCCTTGGTATGCAATCGTGCCGCTTGATGACCTAATAGAAATTTTGCAGTGCGCCGACATTGACGCGTTGCGAGTGCGACAAAAAAACAAAACGAAAGAAAACCAATGATAGCAACAAACAACGAACCATATGCAAGGTTTGAAATATGGACACCAGATGCAGCGAAACAAGCACTGGAAGCCAACACGAAAAACAGAAAACTCTACGACATGACGGTATCCTTGTATGCGCGAGAGATGAAAAACGGCAACTGGTCTGCAAACGGCGAAAGCATCAAGTTTGATGCCAGCGGACGACTTGTTGACGGGCAACACAGACTGAATGCAATTGTGCGGAGCAACACAAACCAGAGCATTTGCACAGTAAGGAATTTGCCTCCCGAGGACTCAACTTTTACAACCATCGACTCTGGCATGAAACGCACTACAGCCAGCGTTTTGGCGATGGATGGCGTTTCGAGTTCGCCAGCAGTGGCTTCAATAATTCTTTTTGACTATAAAGTTAAAAACAAAATCATGCGAAGCACCAAATACGTTTTAAGCACTCAGGCGATTGTCCAAATATACAGAAACAATCCAGAACGCTGGAACCTAATCCGAGAATATGCCGACAGCGTTTGTTCGTTTTTGCGCCGCCCGCCTTATGGGGCATTTGCAGAGCTGGCGTTATCTAAATGCGAACAATCGTTTCAATTGTGGCATGACAGTTTGCGAAATGGCACAGGTCTGGACGCTGGACATCCAATTCTCTCGTTGCGCAATTATTTAATCAATCGTAACGCCGAAAAGGCGACCAACAATGAGCAAATTAGACTCCTACAATTCAATGCCTGTGTTTCCGCGTGGAACGCATGGCGGGAAAACAGAAAACTGAACACGGTTAGACCAAAAGCGAACATATACAACACAAACATTATATAAAAAAATGAATACAATATCAGACAAACCATCAAACAGTGCGCGCAAATTGGCGCCCAAAGGAACACACGTGGCTCGATGCATCTCCGTCATTGACTTGGGAACTGGCGAGGAAACATACAAGGGGGAAACCAAAATGCGCCGAATGTTAAACGTCACCTGGGCGCTGCCAAAATGCACGATTGAAATCGAAGGCGAACCAAAACCAATGCACATTTCAAAAAAATTTGCGGCAAGCCTCAACAGTAAATCGACACTGCGCAAGGTGGTGGATGCCTGGCTTGCGCCCAGCGAAAAACAACTGGCAAAATTTGACCCTCTCGAAATGTTAGGCAAAGAAGCGCTCGTTACCGTGACCCATTACGAGCGCGCCAATGGCGATTTGGGTGCATCAATTGGCAGCGTTTCCAGCTTGCCCGATGGCGTAAATGTGCCAGCAATTGATGCAGAACCGTGGAGCTACGACCCAAGCAACCCGAAAGTGAATTTGGACAAGCTATTGGAGTGGCAACGCGAAAGAATCGCCACATCGTTGGAATACAAAACAGCCACTGCCACACAACAACAAGAGGACGACGATGACGCCGATTCAATCCCGTTTTAATTATAACTGTCAACTGACCGGCATCCATGTCGGCATGGACGAAACTGACTACAGAGCGCAACCTGCACTGTCAACGAGTGAGCTAAAACTCATCACCAATCCGCGCCGTTTTTGGCAGCGGGCAACAGGGGAAACTGCCATGCAACGGTCGCCAGCGATGGATTTGGGAACTCTGTTTCACACTTACATCCTGGAGCCAGACAGGTTTGCCAATGAGGTCACTGTCTGTCCTGATGAGTTCTCTGACAGGAGGACAAAAGTGGGTAAACAATGGTGGGAGCAACACGGCAACGCTAACACAATTCGCGAACCGGAATTCGAGCAAATTAAAAAAATGGCAAAGGCCTTTTTTCGGCTGCCAGACACGGAACACATTGCCGAATGGCAAACCGAATTGAGCCTATTTAGCAAGCGCGCTTGGCCAATTGCCAGCAAATGCAGAATTGACGCGTACGACGCGAAAACCGAAACCGTTTACGATATCAAAACCATTGCACCAGGCGGCGCTCATCCGCGCAAATACACCTGGCAAAGCAAGGATTTGAAATATCATTGGCAGCAGTGGAATTATTGCCATTTGGCGCGACATGAAAACCTGCCTGTAAAAAAATGGGTTTGGCTTGTGGTTGAATCTGGTGGCGACTACCTAAGCGCAACATACGAGTTTGACCAAGAAACCGTATTCCAGGCGGGCAAGGAGGTGACGAATGCAATGGATACACTATTGCGATGCATTGACAGTGACACCTGGCCCGACTATACGCCTGACAAACCAATGATAATTGGACTCTATTGAAACGGTTTGACCGCGAGCATTGGCATAAATTAACGCCAATCATGCAACAAGTGGCGCAACGGTTTTTGGTTAAAAAAATAAGCAGCGGAGACGCTGACGATTTACCTGAACTCGTTGCGCCATCTTTGATTAATGACGACGGCGCCGCTTTTGAATTATATGCTCGCAAGATTGCCGCCAGTCGAATTGACCCAGGCAAGGCGCGCTCTTTGTTGGAAGGGCTAAAGATGCGCAACTGCGAGGCTTTAAAGCAGCAAATAAAAAAAGCGGGAAGGTTATAGAAATAACCAAAAAAATTTATACAAACTATGAAAACTAAACATTGCGGAGGCTGCAACCAAATCAAACCCGTCTCAGATTTTGCCAACAACAGCCGCGCAACTGACGGCAGGCAATACCATTGCAGGCAATGTCTTAACGCTTACAGCGTCGTACGCAAAGCGGCAATCAAAACAGGAACATGGAACAAATGAATGCCTACAAAATGAAAAAACCATTTATCCCATCATGGATTTTTGAGCAGGGTTTTCCAGCGCGCCATGTGGCCGTGTTGTGCTACGTGGCAAGCCGCGGCAAGTGTTTGGCGAGCCAGGCAACAATCGGCAAGGCGCTTCACATTGAGCGCGGCGATGTGGGGAAAATATTGCGTGATTTGGTGGCGCACCAGTGGCTCGAAGTGTTGCCATTTGGCTACAATGGCAAATGGATAAAATGCCATAAATTAGCAGCCAAGGAGGGGATTCGTTTTGATGCACCAAAACGGTTTCGATGTAGCCATTTGGCTACACAAACTAATAACCTTATTAGCAATAGTACGCTAATAGGAGAGGAAAAAATGAGCAACAAATCCAAAACAGCCAAGCAATGCTCTCAATTGCCAAAAAATGGTTCAATCAATGTAAAAGGGGTTTCGGAGCATAGCGCAGCGACCAAGGGCGCCGCCGAGAACGCGCAGAAAGGCACCAAGGAGGCATCAGAGCGCTCTGGTAGTATGATGACAGCAGGGGAAACAGAAGCCAGTGTTACAGGGCAATCTTTAACGTTAAAGGAAAGGGATAAGGTTTTGGCGGTCATTTTTAGCGATTTTGAACACATGCGAGGCAAACGGCCCGCAACGAGAAAGGCCGAAAAATGGGCATGAACACAATGCTAATGCCCGCCGAAGTACCCTATGCCCAACGCGCGGAGGCTGGCGCAATTGGTTGCTGTATTCTGGGCGCGTATCAGGATGCAGTTGCCGCTGGCATATGTGAGCGACATTTTTATGGTGAGGCCGCCAAAGAAGCCTGGGGCGCGATGGGCGCAATCGCTGAAAATGGTGATGACATAAACGAAATCAATGTCACGTCAAAGATACCGAAATCCGGCTTGTGGCTCTATGAGGCAATCGAGAAAGCGCCGACCGCTGGCAATTTGGGGTTCTGGCTTCCAGAATTGCAGGACACTGCAACAAGGCGCATGATTTATTTGCGATACTATGACGCATTGCACGCGGTCAGCGACCCCGAAACTGACACCAAAGAACTGCTTGCCAAGCTTGAAAGCGATTTCTTCGAGATTACAGCAGGGCATAGCGGGAAGGCCAGTGACCAGAAAAAGCGCTGGCGTGATTTTATCGAGTTACTCGAAACAGCATACCCGAGCGGTTTGCCGTCAACTGGCATCAGGACAGGCATGGACGCAGTGGATGACATATTGCGTGGATTTAAGCCCGGAAGCATGAACACGCTCGCGGCGCGCCCAGGGTGCGGAAAAACTGCGCTCGCATGTCAATTAGCGCTGAACGCGGCGCTGCAAGGCAAACAAGTTGTTTATTGGAGCTACGAAATGCCATTCGAACAAGTCATTAGTCGAATGGTTGCGAACCATAGCGGCGAGGATTTAGGGCATTACATGGAGACGGGGCAGGGCAATACTGCCAAAATTATCGAAAGCACAAAAATAATTGCGCAGAGCAAACTCATAGTTGAAGACCAAGTTGATACCAACATTACGCAACTGCGAAGCCAGGCTCGGACACATGCTCGTGAGCGCAACGCGGAGCTGTTTGTTGTCGATTACCTGGGCTTAATTCCCCCAGCGTACAGGGGCAAGGACCGTGTAAGGGAGGTTGGCGAAATATCCCAGGCGCTGAAAAAGGCGGCACTTGAAACGAAAGTGCCTTTTTTGGTTCTTTGCCAGATGAACCGGAGCATTGAGGAACGCAGTGGTGAACCGAGACTGTCTGATTTGCGCGAATCGGGCAGCATTGAACAGGACAGCGACACCGTGAGTTTTCTTCATATGGACCCAAACGAGGAGCAGTTGACACAGTTGCTAGTCAAAAAGAACCGGCACGGAAGAACTGGCAAGGTTGGCTTGAACTGGACAAAATGGAACGGACGCTTTGACTCATACAACGAACCAAAAACGGAAATCATATGATTATTGGAATCTGTGGAAAAATGCATTCTGGCAAAAGCACATTTGCCAGATATTTAAGCAAGGAGTTGCCAAACTCACAAATTGTGAGCCTAGCGGCACCAATCAAAGAACTGGCGCATTCGATAACATCGCCACGCAATGGCAACGATGCCAACGATAAAGAAAAAATTAGACCGCTATATCAAGCCATAGGGGAAACCATGAAACAACTATATGGACAAAACTATTGGCTTAATATATTCGAGCATCATTATGCGCGGTATTTTGACGATAATAAAAAACATATAATTATTGACGACATTCGATTTCCGTTTGAGGCGAAGTTTATACAAAAACGACAGGGATACGTTGCAAAAATTGAAAGGGAGACTGACATGACCGACAATTCAAATCACGTCAGCGAATTGATGGTGAGTGAAGTTGTCGCAAATTGCGTCATTCGCAACAGAGGAACAATGGATGCGCTCAGGGAAACCGCTGTTTATCTCGCAAAAAAATGCCATGGAAATACAAACGCTGCTTGATGACGCATTCAAATCAGGAATTCGCGACCCAATAAAATGGATGCGCAGTCGGGGACTCCAGATGTTTCACTGGCTCAAAGGTGCGTTTCCGCGCGGCATTCTGCCAAGCGATTGTGACGGGGAAATTGAAATCAACGGCAAGTTTTTGCGCCTTGAATTTAAGCATGACGAACTTGTGCGCAACAACATGATTCCGAAGGGGCAGGCAAGGCAGTTTCAGGCGCTCGTAAATACAGGAGTATTCACGATTTTTATCGTTGGGCATGATGATACAGGCAAACCGACATGCCTGAGGGTAATGCGAATGATAGACGGCGAGACGCGAGAGGACTACATGGATGAATGCGACACAGACCAACTCAAAGCCCTGGCTGAAAAGTGGAGCAACAAGGCGAGAAATCTATGATACATGAGCCGCATACGTATGACGAACCAATCGAGCGTAACTCGCCAGATTGTGCAGAGCAATGCAGTGCGGCTCTGTTGGAAATAATAAACTACATACTAGAGCCAGGCGGCAACTGCCAGAAAACACACATTCGATTGAGCGCCATAGCGGTTGAATTGCGAAGATTAAAGCCAACAGAAGCAGTTGAGCTATATGGAGTTAGCAGGAGTTCGATATGGCAGCACAGACATAAGTTTCGCAAGCATTTGGGGACGTTATGATTGCAATTTATACATATATTAAAAGACTGCATACCCCCCTGCAAAGGAATCTCTTGGAAGGGGTTACAACGCAGGTTTCCGCGCACGAT